AAAAGATTAATTCGAACTACCTTGGTCGCATTGATTTTAATGGGGTTCTATATATCCCTAGTTATAATGAGTTTGGTTTTGTTGGTTGCCAACGTATTCTGGCCAACTCCGAGTATAATAATAACACTGGAGCAAATTCTAAGCGTTTTCTCAAAATGTTTACTTACGGAATTGAAAAGCTAGGTTCTTTTTGTCCAATAGGAAATATTAAAACCGCTGAATATGTTTTCATTGTCGAAGGCTTTGCAACTGGCGGCTCTGTTTATGAGGCCGTCGGTAACGATGAAACCGCCGTTGGGATAGTTTGGGACACTTCAAATATTTTACAAGGCGCAATGGCCATTAGGAAAATAAATCCTAGCTGTAAAATAATATTTTGTGCCGACCGAGATATCCATAAGGAACAACATTTAAATAATATTGGCGAGAAAAAAGCTAGGACGGCGGCGTTTAAATTATCAAACTGTTTAGTTAGAACCGTTAGGTTCGATGCTGGGAATGAATCATGGTCGGATTATAATGACCTACATTGTTTCGAGGGAATCGAGGCGGTTCGCGAACAACTTGGAATAGACGTTTCGGATTTTTCTGAAATAGTTCCGCTTGGTTATTTTGAAAAGCATAACTATTATTTTGCTACTCATCAAAAAAGAATATTTCCATTAACTGCAAATGAGCATAATAAGAATCAGTTTTTATTAATGGCGCCGGGAAAATATTGGGGTGACCGTTACGGTTGGCTTAAAGATGCCGAAGGCGAAAAGACCGCGCCCAATTGGACCATGGTTGTTGAGAAACTAGGGATAGAACAAACTAAGGCCGGATTTTTTAATCCGGAAAACATTAGGGGCCGAGGTTGTTGGTTTGAGAATGGCGAGATTGCGGTTAACTTGGGCGATCAGATTTATTATAAAAATGAATACAAGCCAATTTTTAATCATGACATAAAGACAAAATTTTTCTATGAGGCTGGGGAATCCGTCGAGGTTGATTTCACTAAACAATTAAATTATGAGCAAGCCAATATAATTACTAATGCTTTTAAAAAATTACTATATAAGAATAAGAACGATTATATATTTCTATTAGGATGGATCGCTATTGCTCAGATATCCGGGGCGCTCCATTGGCGACCACATCTTTACTTAACAGGCTCGAAAGGTTCCGGTAAATCGACTATATTAGACTGGATCTATTCATTGATTCCAATTTCAATATCGATAACAGATTCAACCGCCGCCGGTATCAAGCAAGAGTTAAAAAATAATTCTAAAGCTGTAGTCTATGACGAATCAGAGCCTAACAGTGAGAGGGATAGAAACCAAATGGCTGACGTTGTTAAATTGGCCCGCCATTGCTCGACTAGGACAACCGGAAATATATTGCGAGGTAGTCCGGGCGGAAAAGGTATTAAGTATAATACGAACGCAATTTTCTGCTTAGGTTCTATTCAAAAATTATCATTCAACTCGGCCGACGATTCTAGGTTTTTTGTAATTGAAATGAATACGGTTCACGGCCAACCCCACGAGGAATTAATCGCACTAGAAAACGCAATGGCCAACGCTAAAGAGTTCGCCCCACTATTATTTTCTCGCATGGTAAACCATTATAAAACAACTATGGAAAATATTGAATTATGCAAAGTTCATTTAAAAGCAATGAAATACGAGGCCCGATTAGCGGATCAGTTATCGCCAATACTAGCTGGTTATTTTTCATTCTTTTCAAATGAATTAATCGAGACCGAAACCATAAACCAGTTAGTTGAAATGATAAACTTCGAAGGTTCTGACTATGTTGAGATTAATTCCGAATCAGATTCCGAGAAATGCTTATCTATAATAATGCAATTATCAATGGACAATAGCACTATGTCGGTTGGGCAAATAGTCGAGTCGATGAGAAAAAATCCATTAGCAACAAACCTCGAAGCTCATGACCGGGTTTTAGCGTTTAACGGCATAAAATATAATTATCAATCTCATGAATTATTTTTCATGGTCGGGAACGTTCATTTAAAAGATAAGCTAGGAAAAGTTTCAAACTATTCAGATTACATAGGACTATTGAGACGGCATCCAAGATGTACAGATTATAAAAATAATTGGATTAACGGACAAACCCGAAAAGGGGTTTTTATTAAACTGGGGTAATTATGGAAAAGAAGCAACACGAATATTTCAACTATTATGACTTATTTCGAATTGAGCGAAATGTTGAGACTGAAAACGGAATCTTATTTCGAGCCATGCTGGATAATTGGGATCGATTAAATGATTTGCCGTATTGGACCGACTGGCAAAAAGCTATTCATCATACTATAGTTTCTAAGAATAGATTTCAAGCAAACCCGCCGGACGATGGTGATCATTTTTCTCGCGACAATATGTTGGGATTATATTCAATTTGCAAAATTCACGACATGAAACAAACCATTAAACAATTACCTTTAATGACTTGGAATGGTTACAAATGGTACAACCCTAAAAATTGGCACCCTAACACCTGGGCCGTGTTTCTAGCTTTTAAATATCCTATTTTTAAATACAACCCATTAATTTATATCATGGCATTATTCTCATTACTGGCGACTGACTATAAAAACACGTCAGGTAAAAATTTATGGTTCCTAACTTTAACGGTTTTGAATATTCACTGGCCTTTAAGATGGGCCGAAAAAAGATTCCGTAAAAAAGGGTTAATGGCTTACGCTTGGCACCTATTCGAATACTCTCACGACTGGTATTTTTCAGGCGAAAAGAAATTCGACAATAGAGATAATCCATTAAGAGAAAACGTTCGAATGTATTACAAGTCATCGTCAATCAAGCGAGATTTTTAGATGAGAAATTATTTATTAATGATAAATCAAGATAGCTATTTGGCCCTGGGCCACATATTAGCCGAGATAAATCAGGTCAATAAAAAGCAATGGCCTGAAAAATTTGTTCATTTTGAAACTGCATTCGAAAATTTCGCACGGCAACGTATGGAAAATAAGGCTAAGGTTGGCGGAATACTGACGACTGAAACCGTAAATGGTTTTTTGCAAACGCTAGCAAGTTATAAAGATATGGTTAAGGCTTGCTTGGATAAGGAAAAAAAGTCATCAAATCGTTCCAAGTTAAAAACGTCTATGCATTTAATAGAATCGCTTGTCGAGGAAATTAGCCCCCAATTAAACGAACAAGGATTTGATGTAAGTTAATGTTAGTTGTAACGTCCGGCATCGGGCGCAATAATTATATCGTAAGTTATTAATTTACGATTTGAAAAGGGGTCTATATATTTCAGGATGAAAATGACCCCTTTTTTATTTGTCTTTTAAATCATTTCATATTAATGTTTTCGCAATCGAGAGTTGAGATAAAAAACTGAGCAATCAGCATTAGACCTCAGCGAAATTAGAGACGGTTGTAATCTTAAGATTACGGCGGATTGGGTTCCGGTTACCCCTAAAAGACTTAGCTAGTCATGCGGTGAGATAGCGTAAAACCGTCCCGTCTCTTTTTTTCTTAATTTATTTCATTTTTTATTTGACTTTCAAATTACATTTAGATTACCATTTTGTTGTTAAGGCTCTGGTCATTGATAAGGAATCTTTAAATATAGTCTCGTATGCGGCAAACCAGATAGGCCGATCATGCCCCCAACTAGCAGGGTGTAAAGGGTTAATCAGAGCAATACCTCAAGCTTTTAAATATTCTGAAAAATTAGGAACCCTCGGGTTCCTTTTTTTTGGCATTTTTTAATTATAATGATTAGAGATAGCAATAATAGTCAGCGAGTCCTCAATATCGTAACCACTGTTAAGGCACCTTAATAATCTAGCTAGGAAATGGTTTCGCTTAGACGGCTCAACTATGGATTCAAAAACACCCATGACAATTGTATTAGTTTCTATGTAAGGGCCACCAGAATCAACTACCACATCTATTTCTTTGATCAATGCTTTAGTTAATTTCCAATCTAATTCATCTTGTCTCATTTCGTCAGGTGATTTTATTTCGGCTCTAATTGACATAATTACCCCTCATATTCCTTTTCGCCCATTTCTTAAAGTGACGACGTGATATTGTATTTTTAATATGGCCAAAAATTAACCAATATAAATTATTGGCCCCGCTTTCTATTTTCATTTCGATTGACCCGGAATAATTTCCTCGCGCGAACTGGCGGTTAACATTAGAACAGGCAACAACATCCAGTGTTGGTTTTATTTCTTTTCCGTCGATAACAATAGTCGCTTTTCCGCCGTAAATTGTCGTCATGCCTTACCTTTGAAAGTCTTAGCATTCTTAGCTTTCATAATTCTATCGAATGAATGGATTTGATAATTGGTTTGATTGCCAAATTTAAAGACTCGCCCTTGGATAACATTTAAAGGCATGTTGGTTATTAATAACATATTGTTGCCGATAATTTTGTCGCCATTCCAACCGTCTATAACTTTAGTGATATTTCTAAACCTGCTTTTGAAATATTCTATCTCTTTAGTTTTTCCGCAACCTTTTGGCCCGTAAATTATTATATTCATTTATCTAACCCCATATAAAATTCATACGCCGCCGCGCTGGTTATTACTTTCGATATCGACCAATTCCGAACGATTAATCCCTCGTATGTTTTGGCCCTGGATAATGCCACGTATGCTTGACCGGGCATAAATATGTTTCTGAAATCAACCTCTAGGTAATCCAAGCTCATGCCCTGACTTTTATGAACCGTAATTGCATATGCTAATTTAACTGGATATTGCTCAAAGATGGCCAAGGTTTCCCGAACAACTTCATTCGTAATCGGATCGAATTTCTTTTTCTCGTTTTCCCATTGGCCTTTAGGAACGTAAATGATTTTCTTGGAATCAAATATTTTTATTTTCATGCAACTTTCAATTTCCAATAATGGTTCGCCGTCTAAAACCCCAGTCATTACTTCGTGATTCTCTAGGCCCAGGTACTCGCCCATTGACCCATTTATATATTCACCGTTAAAATCATTTTTAAGAGTCATCACCTGAGCTCCGATTTTAATGTTTAAAGTTTCTAGGGCCGGGCAATCCTTTTTAATTGTCTCGATATGTTTTTCAGAGATACCCTCAACTTTAGCGATATAAGTTTCCATAACCGAATCCAACTCTCTTAGCTTTTTATTATTGGCACGGTTGGATTCATCATTAGTTGAAACCAATTTAATAGGTTCAACCCCCTCTGGCATTACATTGTTTCTAGTATTATAAATATAGTTAGAAATCATTTGCTCTATTTGAGGAGTCATGGCGTTCCGGCCGCAACGAATCCAATTCAAGCAACTGCTAAATTCCTTATCGGTTTGGCGCTTAACTTCTTTTAAATTTATATTCTTAAAACCTAACTGGGGCCAAACCGGTGATTGAAAAGCCCAGAACATTGGTAAATTATCATTACGCTTTACGACTGGGGCGAGTTGCATGAAATCGCCCGCGAAAACGATTTGTTTACCCCCAAATGGTTTTTCCGAATCCATTACATACTTGAACAAGGCATCTAATAATTCGAGAACGTCAGAGCGTAGCATTGATATTTCATCTATAAATAAAATGTCGCAATCCTCAATATCATACATGGTTTGAGTTCGAAACTTTCTTGTTTTAATTATATATTGTAATTGCGAGACGTGGTTATTGATTCCAATCCCGGTAAATTTATGAATAGTTTGGCCCTGGACGTGTAAGCTGGCGAGGCCAGTTAGCGCAGTTCTGACAATTAATAAGTCGGAGCCGAATTTATCGACAATTTTATTTTGCCAGTAAGTTTTTCCAACGCCAGCACCGCCAGTTAGGAATATGTTTCGGCCCGACTTGATGGCCTGTAATAATTCTTTTTCAATGTCCATTGTTTAATTAACCGGTGAGAAGAAATAAGCTATCGCAAACACCATACCACCGCCAATAATTCCGCCGATGGCACCGCTCATAGGCATCCAGAATTCCCACCATTCCGCAGGCTCAACCATCCAATCAGTAAAAGACTTAGTCATTTTTTTCATAAATTATTTACCGCCGAGGACAAATCAATTATAAAATCGTCGTCCGTATAATTTCCATGAGTGGAATCCATTATTGATATTTTAAAAAACCTGTTATTAATGGTATTTACAATGCAAGTGTTTAGTAGTTTTTTTGTATTACATAAAATCATTGGATTCGTCATTTGATCTTTATAACGACAAGTAAATTGGCCAACACTCTCGTCTGTGCAACTATCAATCCAGAATGCATCGGTTGTTATTGTTCCCGACTCCGCCTCAAACAATGCGCTAAGAGTAGTTATTGAGTAATCAGTTTTTAATTGAACGCCGCCAACCCAATCGTTAGTTTCGCGACGATAAGTATTACCGCCGCCGCCCTTAGAATTGCCGGTCCAATCGTCATACCTAGTCGTTGTGAGTTCGTTAACTTTAAATTCCGAGTCGTTTTCGGGAATTCCGAACAACAATATCAGTAAACCGAAAATTAATATAAATATATAAAATGAGGGTATTTTCTCACGCTTCATTTTTACCGCCTTATTTATTGAAACTAAATACTTTCTTTTAATTCTTTGAAAATTACATCTGAATCATTTAGCAATTCTATTGGCTCCATTGACCCGCCATAATAGCCATTACTGGAATTCCTGAATTCAATATATATTTCAGAATTACCCCATTTTTTTATATTGCCTAATATTTTTAAGCCATAAAGCTGGTCTACTTCTTGGCGAGTCGGAACAACTTCACCCAAGTCGATTTCCTCTATTGATATAACTTCGAATGACTTATCAGAATTTTCAAATCCGAAAGGTAATGTAACGTGTTCAATCCAAGATTCACTGCAACAGTCTTGGTCTGTAAACCACGTAATTAACCCCTCGTTTATCTTGAATTGAATATACTCTTTGCAAACACTTAGAGATATTTCAGATATAGTTTTACCAACTAATTTATTTAAGTCATTGCCTTTGTAAATTTTTTCAAATTGCTTCATTTAAACCCCTTTAACTATATTCTAGTTTCTCGCCATTTATTACAGCCTTGACAGCTTTTTCGTGGCCTGCTTTAGCGTCCTCGAATGAACTATATCGTTCTTGAAATTCGTCCTCATCTTTACTTTCATAACCGAAAACCATTGTTTCCCATAGTATCTTTTCACTAGACAATATGCCATGGTCCAAGGCTAAAAAAACCGTACTAATAAAAGTTTTCCCGATATAAGTTTTCCCGACTGTGCATTTACCCGAGTCACTATTTTTCCATTCTATATATTCGTCCGAAGTAGCCGGAACTGGTTTATTGTTTTCATCAAGTATAAACCAAATACTATTTAACATTTTTACCGCCTTACCTTTTGCTAGGATAAAATTTTAAATCATTTACATTAATCGCACCGTCAACACCCAAACTAGTTATCAGCGCCCATTTAGAGTTGGTTGCGGTGACTACTATCCTGAGACCCTCACTGCTATAGCAATCGGAAACCAATTCGACTGGGCCAATTTTCAATAACTCTATTAATTCAGCAAGAGTCATTCTATCTATCTCTAGGTCAGGTTGTATTTTACCGCCCATTTAAATCACCGTCCAAAGTATTCATTTCGCAAACTTTTAATCGCCGAGCCTCTCTTAAGTATTGCTTGGCCAAACTTATGTATCCGGGGATTTGTTTCGCAGTTGCTTTTTTATGGTTATCTGGAATGCCGAGTTCCTTGCAGGCGCGTTTTGAATTTTTCCAGCCTTTGACTTTACAGATTTCCTCGAGGACTTCATTTAAATCCTCGATTCGAATAAGTTTTTTATTTTTACTTTGAGCCTTTCGGGCCCTTCGCGCATGGAACGGGCTAACTTGTCCGTTTTTTAATTTGGTCATATTAACCCCTCTCGTCGTTTACTTTCGTTTTCTAGTAAATATAATAATAATTGTATCGTTGATACTTCGTGACTAAACCTGCAGATTAATTCATGCCTCATTTCATCGGAAATGTTTAACCTTGGGTCGTTTAAATCTATTCCATTCATTACAAATTCCCCACTATATATGTCAGAGCTCTGGTTAACAAGTTGCCTATTATTATTCCAACAAGTCCCCAATACAAATTCGAATAACTAACAATTAAATCTGGCTTACCTTTTAAGTCATTTTGAAATTGAAATTGAGAATTACCGTCGAGCCAAACTAGTAGCGCACGTATTCGACCGTTGACCTCTTGTTTAGTTTCACCGTCGCAGTTAAGTGCGATAATCGGAATCAATTCTTTTAATCGATCTTTTATACAAGTACCTTTTAAAACTTCGGCTTGCAATTGACTGTATTGAGTTCTAAAAACTGACTCTAAACTTTTTCTGGTCAAAACTTTTAATTCATTAACTTCGCTTAACATTTTTTCCGCCTTGGCTGGTTTACATATTATTAAAGAGCAATATCCTAGTCCTAAAAAATTCACTGTTTTAGTCCGGGTGAAATCAAATAAGCATATTTTTTTATGCCACTGAAACCTAATATTTTTAGTTAATTGTATCATTCCTTAGTGTCCAGTTTTTTATTCAGGTCGCCGACCGCAACGCTCAAAGCTGCATTCCTTATATTCAACATATCAAATTCATGTTTTATTTTACGATACTTACTCTCGGCCACGCCTTCTAAGGCTTTCGCTTTATAATATTCATCTCGCCAATTGTCTCGGCTAGTAGTTATGTCATGTAAAGCGTTTTCGTAATTTTGTAGCTGACTAAAAATGCCAACTAACTCAAGCATTTGTTCCAGCACACTATTAAAAGATTCGCCCGACACGCTAGATATTTTCGCGGCCTGTTCTATTATTTCAATAATTAGTCGCCGATTCTTTTCGAGTGCCTTAAAGAAAATATCAACCTGCATTCTTGTCGTCCTCGTCAATTTCCTGAACATTGCAATTAAGTAATTTTAAACCCTTGAATATCTTTATTTGATAAATCAGGATTTTGCTCAGGTTAAAACTATTCAAAAACGCTCCGGCCGTGAATGTGAGGGTGACTTTAAATTTCTTCATTCTGAATCCAATTCCTCAGCGACCTCGTTGGCCTCGCCGATAAATTCCAAGCAATCTTTGTTCAAAATCTCGCTATTGGCGTTTCGCTCCATTAAATATTTAGCAATAAGAATCATGAATTTTATTTTAAGTACTTTCATTCTCGCCCCCTAAATTTTTTAAGATCAATATATAAATTAGTTGATTGGTCATATAGTTCCGAAGTTCCGGAATGGTCCATAATATAACGTAAGACAATTAACATGAATCTGATTTTGAGTTTATCCCAGTCCAACATTTTTACCGCCAATTTTAAAACCGTTATTATTACTTAAATATTTCCATACATTCGTCACAAGATTCCATCGTCTCGATACCGTGAATACAGGTATGTTTCTTTTCCTCGCCAGTCGAGAGTACTTGCATCAATCTTTTTTTGTTATCATAATTGCGCTGAATACAATCGACCTCAGCTTTTTGAATTTGTGGTTTATTTAAATTGTCGCCATAGACAACAATATAAGTTTTATCCGGGTTATCGGCCCCATGCTGGTCTACTTTAATATCTGTAATTTTGATATGACTCAATTTTTCTTGTAAGTCCTCTAAAAATTCAACTTGAGTTTTCGATTGTTTAAAGTCACTCATTTCCGACCCCCGTCCGTCCGTTCGTAATATTCATTAAAAGTTTCATATTCTGGATAACCGCCACCTTTTAAATAGTTCTCTAAAAGGAACAACATAAAATCTAGCATCTCAGACTTTTTCATAGATCCGGCACCGGTGAAAACAGTCGGTAGAAACTCACGTAATTTGTCGAGGCGGGCGTTCTGAATATAAAAGGACTTCATGCCTTTATTACTAAATTTAGGATCTTGTTTGGCCCGCTCATTAATAAAGGATAATACGAATTGTTGCATTTCGGTTAGTTGTGAAAAATCTTGGTCATTCGTTGACGCTGTCTTGGCCATTTTATTCCTTAGGTTACATTAATATTGATCTTACTTGGTTTTTATTTAACAGTGCTTCTCGGGCCATAGCAAAAAAATCGTCTCTAGTATGTCCCAGTGTTTGAAATTCCTTGATTAACTTTTCTTGTTTTTCAAGCATTTTGATAACGCCTAAGTTTTTATACTTGTCCGGTAACGCTAGGTTTTCCTTGATAATTTTGTCCGCCGTTCTAACTTTAGCCATTTTATTCCTTAGGTTCATATATAAAATATAGAATGTGCAATATAAACATACTTATCCTAGAAATCAAGGTATAAATATATTGCAATCCAACTGGTTAATATTACTACGCTTAAATACAACTATACTTTTCAGGTATGTTCATATATGAGTCGAGGTATAAATATATTGCAATCCAACTCTATGTAATCACTCCATTTAAATACATCTATACTTATTATTATATATATATCTAGTTATATATAGCTATAGAGAGGGTAAAAGTTACTTGCAATATATGCAATATACTGCTTTTTAGTCTCTTTATATATAGCTATATCCGGGAAAAGTAGGTATAGATGTATTTAAAAACGATAATATATATTTAAGTCCAATAATGTCAGCGATGTAGACTATATTTAAAACATACCTGACGTTGCAATACATTCATACCTCATAAGTATAGATGTATTTAAATCCAATAATATCAACGGTATACACTACTATATAAACATACCTAAAAACGATTACAGTAACTTACGCGCCTATTCGTTAACCCATTTCATTACATTATGCTCTAAACGCCCATTTAAAGCCATTCTGAGGCTAGGTTAATCCCATTCGTGGTTTTTTAAAGGGGTTTGGGGGCGACGAGCGCATGAGACGACCGAATTTCGCTAGCTTGGAAACCGTGAAATTGACAACTCAATTATATAGGTTGAAACTGGAATGAGAGCGAATAAGGTTTTGAAATAAAACGGTTTATTTTCGGTTATCAATTAATTAACTAATCAAAACTTATCGATAAAAGGGCCTTGTAAGTGGACGACTTTGAAAAAGATTTAGAAAAACAGATAGCGGCCCAGGTAAAAACCGTTAAGAAAAAGGTTGCAAAAAAAAAGGTCGTCAAGAAAACGAAAACTGTTTTCACTGCTAAAAAACATAAAGTAAATAAAGACGGATCGACTCCGAGACGTCGAGGGCCAAAACCTAAAGCCAAGGTTCCGGACCAAATATTGCCCGCCGAAATTGTTCAAGCCGGTAAGTCTGGACGTGAAAAAAGTTTAACTCCAAAGGAACGAGAATCGATTAGAACCCAATTGGTTCAATTCTTTGGAACATCTAAAGTTGATAAACGATTAATGGGTTGTTTGAAGGCCAGTGAATTATCGTCTCGATTATGCAAATTGCGTGACGAAATGGAACAAGATATTGAGCAAATGGAACAAGATAACTCTCAATATTTCGCTCAGATAGATAATGAATATAAGAAAATTGGCCGGCCAAATGCTCCATTTACTTGGCGTGAACTTGACTATTTATGTTCGATGGCCTGTGCAATTAATGAAATAGCAGGCTTTTTTGATTTGCATCCGGACACGCTCCGATCGAAAGTTAAAAAAGAATATGGAATAACCTTTAGCGAATACTATGATCGTCGTTCTCAGGGCATTAAAATAGCTATTAGACGTTCTCAAATCAATAGTGCGATAGGTGGCGACACAAATATGCTTAAGTTTTTGGGAATCAATTTACTCGGTCAGAAAAACAAAATTGAGTTTGAAGGTAAGGTACAAGTAAATACATTTGCGGATCTCGTCAAAAACCTAGATAATAAGGCACGGGGCGTAAATAATGGGGAAACTGATCAAATTTCCAAAGATGAAGAAAAGAAAACCGATTAGTTATTATCAGGCCGAGCAATTACAATCTTATATCAAAAACGTGAGAATCGACATTTACATGGACAACAAAGATGTCGAGTTATTAAAAAACGCTCCGGATAAATACATTAAAAGTTTAAGTATTCAAGAAGTTAGCACCTTTATGCGCGAGCAATGGACGTTAATGAAATCGGACGATTAAAGTTTTGGAATGTTTACAGACGAGCGAACGGGGGCGATTGGGTTTTTCTGGATCGTTTCTATTGGCGTGTGAGAGTTGACGAGTGTATTGACTCGCACAAAAAAATAGATGAGACTTATAAAAGATCAAAAATTGAATATAAATTTGAATACGAATAAATCAGGGGGCCCATGAAAAAGATATTACTAATTGTTTCGTTAGCACTAATAACGTTATTTTCTTTTAACACTTACTCGGTAAACGTTGGGGTTTATTCTGAGGTTGCCGTTCCTTTAGCCGGTGTTCAAATCGCCCCGGTAAACACTAAAAGAAAATCAATAGTATTCGTTAATACAAGTAATGCGGACACGATAACTATTAAACTGGATTCGGTTCCGGCGGACATAGATGACGGGTTCAAATTAAGAGGTAATCAAAACGAAAGTATTATATTGCCAGTTATTAATTCCGTTTTTGCTATATCAAGTAATGCGGGCGGATCAAATATCCAAATATTCGAGATACTAGAATAATATGAGAAATAAAATTCCATCGGTAAAAGTGATTATTAAAGGCTCCAAATTTGGGGCCTTAACTGTTATTGATGACCATGACCCCGAATGCAAATTGCGAGCATGTCGTTGCCAATGCGGTAATGAATCGTTAGTTAATCCAGAGTATTTATTAAATGGCATGATTCAGTATTGCGATTTTGACGAGGATGAGATTAATAAACATGCGGCCTGAAAATATAGTTAAACAACGATTGAAAAAAGATTGTGGGGTTGCTGCTTTAGCGATGGCAACGAACGTGAGTTACGAAACTGCTTTGGCAGCGTTACCATTGGCAGCCCGAATAGATATTAAAAATGGAAAAGGATTGTTTCATTATAATCAATTAGACGGCTTAGATAAATTAGGCTTTTACCGTAATTTCAATAGGCCGGTGAATGTAGAAATCGGAAGTACTCCGGCAATTCTATCTGTCCCAAGTGGAACCAAGAGAAGTGATGGATTACATTCTATTTATTGGGATGGTAAAAACGTATACGATCCGTCACCGAGCAATAAATACAATAATAACGAAATAGCCTTAGCGGCTTGTATATTTTTTATTAAGATCAAGAGGTTGCCATGAATTTTTTTACCGAGAACGATTTTAAACTAATGGGCCTATTTATAATCATTGGCATTTTTGCCACCGGCTACGGATTTTATCAATTAGGAAGTTACCTAGTCGATCACTTACAATGGATTAATTAATTATGAACGAGCATTATTACCCAAGCGATAATACGAGTTCGGCCATCCGAAACGAAAACTCTAATCGAGGATTTCATAATGCTCGTCGAAAACTTACAAAGCGAATGATGAAACCAGTCGAGTGGAATGATATGAAGTTCGAATCATTGTCCGCCTTAGGTCGTTACTTAGGTTATGATGGTGCTGCGAATTTAGGCGCTCGTATTCGTGATAAGAAATTAATCAAAGGCCATCTCGGTGAATATGTGAGTTTATAAATGACGGCCCAAGTTTATTATAAAGGTTTTATTGATTACGTTCAGGGCATAAGGGAATGTCGAAGTTGTAGTCCTAAAATAAAACAGTTCACTGAATTCGGAGTAATCAGAGGCGTGGTAAATTCAGACTGCAAAGAGTGTAAGGTTAAAAATGCGGTTCAACGTGTAAAAGAGAAAAACTTAAGAGAGCGCCCCGAGAAGTTTCAGCAATGTGATGAATGCTGTAATATTTGGATTAAAACAAATGGCAATTACTGCAGTATGTGTGGGACCAAAGTAATAAAGGATTAATAATGGAAAAACAATTAACAGAAATATATGAACAAGGCGGAATCGGCGGATTGATTGCAGCGGTAATAATCGGTGCTATATTTTACTTCGCCGCCAAAGCAAATAAGAAAGGCCTCGACGATGACTAAGCCTAAGGATATTAAAATCGATGAGATGGATTATATCTTTGCTTATCTAGCCATCCCAATGATTTTAGTAATGTCTTATAGCGATTTGAATAACGGTTGGTTTTATTTAACTTGGTTCGCTATTGGCGTTCGATCCGAATATTATATAAAGGCTTACGTCACTCCGGCCGTTATCGTTAAAAATTATCTGTCAGATAAAATTATGTCATGGGTTTACAATGAGCCGGACTAAAAAGCATTGCGAATGCGGTAAATACAAAAACAGAAAACAATTATATTGCGATTACTGCAGCGATCAAATGTTGGGCTACTCAATACTAGCAATCATACTAGTCGTAATATTATTAATAATTAAGTTTTAATTATGGACGCTGACGAACAAGCATTAAAATCATTGCAAGAGTCACCCGAATTATTCGTTACCGATGTTCTCGGGACCGACTCAATGGAATCATATCAAATTGATATTTGTGAGGCGATAGCGAAGTACTCGAGGGTTGCAATTTCGGCTTGTCATGCAGTTGGAAAAACATGGCTCTTGGCCCGTATTGTATTGTGGTTTCTTTTTAATTATCGAGGGGCCAAAGTTATCACCACGGCGCCAACTAACCTGCAGGTTGAAATGTTATTGTGGGGTGAAATCTGGGATGCAGTAAATAATTCCAAGCATACATTAGGCGGACATTTAACAACTAAGAAATTAGAGCTCGAGCGAGGGAATTGGTTTGCAATTGGATTCTCGCCCGAGAAAAAAGCAGCTACGGAAACAGGCGAGCAAGCGGGTTCGTCATTTCAGGGATTTCATTCCGATTATATATTAGTAGTATTCGACGAGGCCGTTGGGATTCCGCCAGATATTTGGAAACAGGTTGAGGGATTATTAACGTCCGGAAAAATCGTTAAGTTTGTTTGTATAGCGAACCCAACGACTAAGAACTGCGATTTCTTTTTATGTTTCTCAAATCCAACATGGAAAAAGATTTATTTATCGTGCTTTGATTCACCTAATATGGCGGCTAATGGATTTAATAATATTGCCGATATCGAAAAAGAATTAGACAGATTAAGAGTCATGGACGAAATTGTGGCCTTAGAGGAAATGGCCAAATACAGAAAACCGGTCACTCATTTATTAAGTGCTCAATGGGTTATGGAACGAGCTCTGGAGTGGGGAATCGATTCACCGTTATTTCAGTCTAAGGTCCTGGGCCAATTTCCGGACATTGACGATTCAGCATTGGTTCAATTGTCAGATGTTCAGGCGGCTCAAAAAAGAACTCATAGTTTTGATTTAGATTGGAATGCTATTAAAAATACTGGTAAAAAAGATTTAAGAGTTGTCGCCGTCGATGTTGCTCGATATGGCGAGGATTTATCGGTGTTTACTGAATTATATGGAACGGTCCACACTCGAACAGATGTTCACGCTAAACGGGATCTAATGTCATTATGTGGCGAACTTGTCAGGTTTTTATTAGATGAGGACGACGGTCGGCCTTGCAACGTTCCAATCGATTCCACTGGTTTAGGCGCTGGCGTTTTCGATAGAATGGTTGAGCTCCAAAAAGAAAAAGTGATTCCACGCAACTTTAGATTCATTGAAATCCATTTCGGCGCCTCAGTCGAACAGTTGTATAAATTGCGTTACGGTAAGAATAAAGCCAAATGGGGCGCTCGGGTTAAAAAGGAATTTGAAAAGGATGCTGCGACATTTGCCAATTTAAAATCTAAAATGTTTACCGATCTTGGCCAAGACTTAAAAAATACATTACGATTAAAAGACGACAAGGATTATCGCAACGAGTTGCCAACAATTAATTACACGTTTACAAGCGCGGGGAAAATGTTGATTGAGTCGAAAAAAGATTATAAGAAACGAACCGGTAATAAGTCGCCGGATAAATCAGATAGTTTAGCAATCGCTAATTTAGGTCGATATTGCAAGCCTGCAATCGATACATTACGGAGTTTAATAAAATCATGAATAATTACGACAATAACCAAATGTTGCCCGTTAAAAAATGGCACTCTAATATGACCTATGTAGCTGAGGGATGCGGCGATTTACCTGTTATGAAATTGGACGATAGGATTGTTTCTATTTGGAAGGTAAAATCTATATGGGAACGTTTTAAATTTATGTTTCATGGCGAAGTAACTTTTTCAGTATGGTCCGGCCAGCAACCGCCAATATCAATTAATTGCGGTGATGTAGTCGAAAGGGTTAAGCAATGAGCGAAACTAATAAACCAACAAAACAAAAAACCGGTTGTGGTAATTGTCACGGAATGGGCCAGTTGGAAAACGGCTCGCGCGGACCGATTGATTGTCCGCCGTGCAAGGGTAACGGCTGGGTTTATGTTGTTAAAGAAGTAACCCATTACGAGCCGGTTAGAACAGTAAACATTAACGAAGGCCCAGACGATGAGTAGCGAAAAAGCAATGAAATTTATGAAACTATCGGCCTCAATCGCAGGCTTTGTAAAAGATGGTTGGGAAAATGTTTTAACCGGATTAGGTGTTAAAGGAAAAGATAAACGACTCGGTTCAAATGTTGCCTATAGAGCTCTCGAGGAAAAACAACTCGAGAACCTACACGATGGTGATGACATCGCTCATAGGGTGGTTAATTTAATTCCAGAAGAGGGAACTCGAGATTGGATCGAGTTTAAATCTGACGATAAAACGTTAATTGAAAACATGATTACAATTACTGAGGATTTAGATATGCAGGCCAAAGTCGAAAAGGCTTGGGCATATTCTCGTCAATATAGAGGGGCCGGAATATTTATTTCAGTTGACGACGGCCTAGAATTAAACGAACCAATAAATCCGAATAGACTTGTTCGAATTAAATCGTTAACAGTCTTAAGTTCATTTGAATTACAGTCTCAAGGGATTGTGACGGATATAAATGACCCTCAATTTGGGTTACCGGAATTTTACAATATATCCCCGCGCGCGGGCGAGTCGGTTGAATTACATGTTCATCATTCCAGAGTTGTTAGATTCGAAGGTGCCAAGGTTTCCCAGAATACATTTATTGCAAATGATTATTGGGGTGACTCAGTTTTAACTAAGCTGGAAAACGTATTAAGGAATTTTAATTTATCTCACGATTCAGTTGCCGCTATCATGCAAGATTTTAACACTGGTATTTTAAGGTTACAAAACTTAGCTGAACTCATAGAGGCAGACGAGGACGATGCGGTTACCGCTAGATTGCGTTTAATGAATTTATCCAAGTCAATACTAGGGACGGTTTTACTGGATGCCGATTCCGAAACATATGAAAATAAAACTGTTCCGCTAACTAATGTCGACAAGGTTTTAGATAAGGTCAATGAACGATTAGTTGCCGCAACAAATATGCCACATAATAAAATTCTGGGCATGGGTCCTAAAACTAGTCTAGGTGGTGGCGGTGATTCAGAAGAAAAAGATTGGTTAACGAACGTTGCTAACTTACAAGTTTTAAATGTAAAGAAACCAATCAATAAGATTCTCAAGTTGATTCAATTATCAAAACAGGGTCCAACTAACGGAAAAATTCCAGTTGACTTTAAATGGTTATTTAAACCGCTATGGGTTCCGAGTCAAAAAGAATTACAGGAAACTAAAAAGTTGCAAGCTGAGACAGATGAAATTTATTGGAAAATTGGAGCATTATCCGCAATAGATATAGCCAAGTCCGCATTTACTGGCGACGAATTTTCGTTCGAACGTCAAGTTGATTTAGCTGCAATTAAGGCCCAGGAAAAAGCCGCCTTAGTTGAGCCGGATCGAGCTAAACAAATAATCGAAACCGGTGACGATTTTAATCTAGACAATATTGAAATGGACCCAGATAATCCCGATGACCATTGGCACCTAGATGCTCTTGGCGGAAATACTGGCCCATTGATTGACATGGGTCTCGATAAACAAGGCCGAAAAATTCACTCACATAAAAGAGCTAATAATAAAAACTTAACAGATTTCGGCTTAACTGGTGTTCCGCATACGCATTTTACAATTGATGGCGAAACCGGTGAATCAGTGACCGAAAAGGGAAATCAAGATGACTAAAATAAAAAAATTATGGATTGTATTATTCTTAATTATCTCGGCCAACTTATTGGCCCAAACAGTACGATTTAATCGTGACGTTAACTTACCGTTTAATATCGCAGCATCGGGCCCGTTATTGCCCGACATGGACACGCAGGCACTCTCACCATCGGTTCAAAGCGTTGGGGCGGTCGAGGAAACTTTATGGTCGGAAAATAATCTATACCAATTTTTATCGGTCGCAACTACTTTAAGCGTCGCCAGTTCTGACGTTGACGATAATTCGGCTGGGACGGGATTAAGGACCATTCAAGTTACTTGTTTAACTGACACTTATTTGGAATTTAAGGAAACGGTGATTCTAAATGGCCAAACCGAAGTTGCGATGTCGGCCCAATGTTTTAGAGTTCAAGGTAATGGAATGCTGGGATTAACGGCTGGTTCATCCGGATCTAACGAGGGGACTATTTATATTGGCGACGGAACTTTTACGGCCGGCGTTCCAGCAAACGTTAGAGGGGTAATTGATCCAACTGATAATATTAGCCGGTTTGGCGTTTATACCGTTCCCGCTAATAAATCCCTACTCGTTACCCAGTTTGCGATATCAACGTCAGAGGCCAAAAATACTGTTTTTGTTGTCGTGACCAAAAAAGAAAACGGCTTGTCCATTCGTGCGATAGAATTTACTGTCAATGCAAATATATTATCGTTGTCAAATTCAGCGCCTATAAGGGTTGATGAAAAAACAGATATTGAACTTCGTGCCACAACACTCGAGGGTGATGGTGATGTTAAGGCATTATTTGGTTTTATAGTAGGTGTCGGGATCTAAATGACATGTCCACACTGCAAGCATTTTGATAAATCAATAAATAAAAAAGATGCTAAAAAACGAACAACTAAAAGAACTAAAGTCTCAAGTCTGCAGACTCCGTTAGCAATTGAGCGAAGTTATCAAACATCGGTTCGGAAAACGTTAGATATTTCGGCCGATTTAATTCGCTCAATAATTGTTCCGGCCTTACCTCAACTGGTTGCCGATAATAAATTATTTCGAGGTGATTCCTATAAATCTGATATAGAACCGGTCGGGAATGTCATCGCGGATCTATATGAAACGACTAGATTGAATTTAGGTGGCGAAATAACTCAAGTCGAGCTCGAGCGGTTAGCCGAATCGATTTCACTTGAAACCAGTGATTGGAATAAACAACAAATTCATCGTGTTTTCCGCCAGGGCCTAGGAATCGATTTAGTTCAAGGCGACCCGTTTCTGGCCGAGATGCTGACAACGTTTTCCATTAATAACGCTAACTTAATCGCCAATGTTTCGAATACTTTCATTAATCAAACCCAACAAATAGTTAATGAGGGAATGTTAAAAGGATGGCGACACGAACAAATCGCCCAAAAATTATTAGGAACCGGAAAAGATGAATTGGGTCTAGTGTCTAGGTTTTCGATGGCCAAAACGCGCGCCGATTTAATTGCTCGCGATCAAATCAATAAACTAAACGGGCAACTAAGCCATTTGCGACAAACGCAGGCCGGTATTATTGGTTATTTTTGGCGTGATTCTGACGATAGTCGAGTTCGTCCACGACATGCCGGTTTCGATGGTACTCGATTCTTATGGTCAACCGGAGCACCCGGCGGAATTCATCCGGGCGATGAAATTCAATGTCGATGTTGGGGTGAACCGGATTTCGAAACGATGAAATTAGGTTTTATCTAAACCGGTCAAAATTTTTAGTTGTTTACAAATCGGTCAAAACCCAACAAACTAAAATTATATGAAAACCGTTAAAAGATTTGATACCCATAAAATTGGAAAAAACGTTATCGTGACGCCTCAGGGATTTTTAGTCATTCCCGCAATTACGGCCCGAACTGGAATCCAAAATTATCGTGACGAAAAGGGGAACATCTTAAGAGAGTTTCGCCCCGAATCGGAAGTTTTTTCGGAATCGTCAATGTCGAGTTTACGAACGGCCGTGGTTACTGATGGCCATCCTAAAGAAATGGTTAATCCTGACAATGTTCAAAAGTTACAAGTTGGCCATACGAATGGAATAGTTACTAAGAAAAAAATTGACGGTCAAAAAGAATCGTTTCTAGCGACCGGTTTAATCATAACTCATCGTGATGCAATCGAGGCCATCCAAGCCGGAAAAGCTGAACTGTCAAACGGTTATAAAGTTGATTTGGAATTTACTCCGGGCGATCATGACGGTGAAAAATTTGATGCCGTTCAAAGAAATATTGTTAACAATCATATTGCTATCGTCTGGCAGGGTCGCGCGGGACACGAAGTAAAATTAAAATTAGATCATAACGACGCTATAATGCTAGATGAAAATGAACCAATCAATCCAATCCAAGGGGATACAATGAAAATCAAAATTAATGGAAAAGAATTTGACGTTGCCGATGAGCTCGGCCAAGCAATTACTGACGAAAAAGCAGCAACCGAAACGGCTCACACTGATTCACTTCATACTGAAAAAGAAAAAAATAAAGCAACAACAAAGAAAAATGAAGATTTGGAAAAGGACAAAACAAGCCTTGAGGCAAAGAAAGATTCACTAGAATCAGATATTGAAAAACTTAAAAAAGAACCAAAAAAAGACGGTGACGTTGTTAACATCGACGAGGCCGTTCAAGAGAGATTTAACGTTATAGCTATTGGTAAAAAAATGCTAGATGGTGAAACAGTTAAAAATATCAGTTCAATGAAAAATGACGAAATTAAAAAAGCCGTCATCAAAGCTGACTCACCTGAAATTGATGAAAAGAAATTAGATAAAAGTGAATACGTTAATGCTCGTTTCGATCATATTTCGGAAAACCTAGATACTAGCGCGGACCAAGTTGATAAGTTGGGGAATAAAATTGTTCAAAAACGTAAGGACGGAAACAAAGATCCGAAATATAAAACTCCGGCCCAGGTAAGACAAGATAACATGGACAAACAACTTGAGGAAAATAACGACAAGTTGCCCGGTCGACAATTAGCTAACTAAAGGTTGAATCATTTCGGTAAGAATAAAATTTAACTAAAAAAATAAGTTAAATAATATTAATCAAAACAGGAGTTTTAAAATGTCACAAACTAATTATGACGAACAAGCAAAGGCATTCGACGGATTAAAAGGCGATATCGGTCCTGATAGAGTTATCAGTTTAGCCGCCGAAGGTGCCATTCCATTTGGTCGCGCAGTTGCCAAAGGAACGGTTAAGGAAAAACAATCTAAATTGCCAGCGGCCGCATTAGATATAACTGATATTAAAAGATTTAGAGGGGTTGCTCTGCAGTCTCATGCTAACGAAAATCCTCAAAATGGATTATCTCCAAGGTATCTTGATACAAATACAGTATCTATTTTAACTAGGGGAACTGTTTACGTTAAGGTTGAGGACGCGGTTGATACTGATTCTGGCGTTTTTATTAACTTTCAAAACGGTGATGAAGGTCTATTCCGTTCGGATGCTGGTGGCGGTGACGCTGCGGAATTAGCAGACGCTCGTTGGCTCGAAGGCGCTGGCGCTGGGGAATTTGCATTACTAGAATTGCTCTAATAGCGGGGCGTTTAATATAAACTTTAAAACTTAAGGGAGTTTTAGAAATGGAAAAACCACAATGGGAAAAACTCGACGAATGCCCGCGCGAGTATCATAACCTAGAATTATTAGATGAGGGTGAATCAATATTTTTCGCGAGAGAGTTAGAGCATATCAAGGCCAAAACCTATGATATTAAATATCCTCTTTTAAAAGCGCGTTCTTTGTTTATGCCAGATTTCACGGCAAACGCAGGGGCCGAAACAATTACTTACGAACAATTTTCTCAAATTGGGATGGCGAAAATCATTTCAAACTATGCGGACGATTTGCCTCGAGCTGACGTTCAAGGAAAAGAGTTTACTAGTAAGGTTAGAACAATCGCCTCAAGTTATGGTTATAACTTTGACGAAGTTCAAGCGGCTAAAATGGGCGGTAAACCTTTAACGAATCGAAAAGCCATGTCAGCGAGACGGGCCGATGCAAGTCTAGAAAACTTCATTGCATTTTTCGGTGATGTTGAACATAACTTACAAGGGTTTTTAAGTAATCCAAATGTTAATGTTGTTGTTATTCCGGCGGACGGAACTGGCGCGACTAAAACATTTTCAACTAAAACACCTGTTCAAATTGTTAGGGATCTAGCATCGTTGCCAACTGCAGTTCATGAAAATACTAACGGGGTCGAAACGGCCGACATGATGTTGATGCCTTTGGCTCAATATAATTTAATTTTTTCAACTCACTTTTCCGCTGCGTCTGATAAGACAATTGGAGAATGGTTTCTAGGTTCAAATCCTCATATCAAAGCGATAGATTGGGTTAATGAACTAAAAGAGGCCGGCGCTGGTAACACTGATTTACTAATTGCTTACAAGCGTGATTCTGAGCATTTATCAATGGAAATTCCTAGTGATTACAAACAACTACCTGTTCAAATGAAAGGGTTAGAATTTATCGTTCCAACTCATCAACGTTTTGGTGGTGTTTTAATTTATTATCCATTATCGGTTGCTAAAGCCGAGGGTATTTAAGGGATTTTTTGCTCGTTATTTCTTAAAGTTACTTGGTTTGACGGCCCTGGAAACAGGGTCGTTTTATTGCCAAGATGAGTAAAAAAATAAATAATAATTACTAACAATATAAATCGAAACAAAGGATTGTGAAATGAGCGAGAAAAAAGATGTAACTCTAAGGTATACAGGACTAGGTCCTGTTAGTGTAACTAATGGTGGTGGCGGCGTTCACACCGTTAAACCGGGTATCAATACTCTTAAAGAGGATGCTTGGAAGGCAATGATTAAACATAAAGATATCCAAGATATGGTTAGTCGTGGCGAAAAAAATGACGACCCTAAAAAGCATGATGAGAAATCTGGGCTTGGAAATATTATCCTTATTGATGGTGCTGGAAAAGATGCCGGTAGTGATAAGGATAACAATGGTTCTGCTAAAACTGGAACTGGAACTGATGCAAAACCGGGTGTTCCGGGTAACTCTAAAACCGCTCAGAAATTAGTAGCGGAAACAGAGGACACAGGTTTATTGAATGCTTGGCTTGAAAAAGACGAACGTTCTGGTGTTAGAAATGCTATCGAGAAAAAGCTAAAAGAAATCGCGGATTACCGAGAAGAACACGGCGACAAAGAATAATTAATTAATAAATATAGGGGGCCACAATGGCGGTATTGTTTGATTTCGATCTATTTAAAAAAGTTGTGGCCCCCGAATTTAAAAACAAATCCGAAACAAAATTACAACCATTTGTCGATGAGGCGGAACTCGAAGTTTCTTTAAAAAAATGGGGTAAATTCCATCCTCGCGCCTGGGCCTTAATGACGGCTCACCTTCAAAAAATGTTTGATATATCCAACACTGGCCAATCGTCTGGTGGTAATGCTCAATTGGAAAAAGTTAAAGTCGGCGACCTAGAACGGGAATTTGCCGTTTCAGACGATAAGAATGCCGATACTTTGGCCTTAACTATTTATGGAAAAGAATTTAAAAGGTTGAGAAAAAAGATTCTAAAAGGCCCGTTATTCGTCTCTTGTTAATATACAGGTGAATCGATATTATTCTTATATACAGGTAAATCGAAATGGCCGGAAAACCAAAAGTAAAAGTCAGAACTAAAACAACTGAAAAAGACAGGGGTTTAAAAAACATAATAAAAGAGTTAAAAAAACTCGAGGACCGACCATTTGTCAAAGCTGGTTATCCGGCTGAGTTTAAACCCGGCGATAAGTTCAAAAGGTTTTCAGTCAACGAAGGAACAGAGGTCGATATTTCTAGTGAGGTCACTGTTTTGGATACTGCAATTTGGAATGAATTTGGAACCGAAACAATTCCAGAACGATCGCATGTCCGTCAGGCATTTGATAAAAATCGTCCAAAATATGAAAAACAAACCAAGCGACTATTAATTAAAATTTATAAATCTGAAATGTCCGTCGAGCGTGCCCTAGACATATTGGGTCTAATGCTGGAAACTGATATCAAAGACATGATAAGGAACGGAAACTTTGAGCCAAATGCGATTTCCACGGTCCTACGAAAGGGATCAGATAAACCGCTAATTGATACCGCTCAGATGTTAAACTCCGTTCGCTTTAAACGAATAATGAAAGGCTTTTTTCGTAAGAAATTAGGGCGGTAATTATGATCGATATCCCAACAACTAAAATAACAGTTACCCAGCCGGATGGCCCTGGTGCTTATGATGACGATGGACGATATCAAGAGGGGACTAAAGTAGTTCTCAATAATATTGTGGCCAGCGTACAACCTCTTAAACCATCTGAAATTCAAATGTTACCAGAAGGCCGACGAAACGTTGAGGCGATTAAAATTTACACTGAATTAAAGATGTTCGTTTCAGATGAGAAGAATCAAAGAAATGCCTCGTTTGTTTTATTCGACGGCAAAAATTATGAAGTTCATAGAATTTTCAATTGGAATATTGGAACCGATATAAAACATTTTAAAGTAATCGCGATGAAAGTGGACGGCGAAGGCGAAGGAACCAATATATAATGGCAACCTTAGAGGAAATCGAAAACGCATGGGTTAAGTTTACCAAGGCGGCTATATTAGCCGATTTCCCTAACCATTCAGTTATTCTATCCGAACAAGATGGGTCGAGACCTGCGAAACCATATATAACTATTAAAATCACTGGGCCGAATAGAGTAATGGAAACCGATCCGAAAGTTTTTGACGAAACGTCTCAGACTTTTAAATTCGTTGGTCGTCGTCGATACAACGTTTCATTTCAATCGTATGGTTTAAATCATACCGATGTTTTAGACGACATTATTATAGGCTCTCAAAATTTAGAATTTAATACTACTTTAAAACAGTGCGATATTGGAATCGAAATCAGAGGCAACATTACTGATATTTCCAGCACCGTTTCAACTGCGTGGGAAAAACGTGGTTCCCTAGACATTTCGTTTTTAGCTAGTAAAATTAAATTAACTAACATTGGCCCAATTGAATCCGCTGAAATAGATGGAAAAGCTATTAAGCCGGACGCAACTGAAATTATTATCGATAAATTTACGGTTCCCGAACCGTAATAAACAAAAGGAAATTATATGTCATTAGACGATCATGTTGTTGTAAACATTTCTAAGGAAACCTCGGCACCTTCGCAAGTCGGATTCGGGACACCATTAATTTTATCATTAGAGGCCAATGGCTTAGCGGCATTTGCAGCTATAAGAAGTAAGCAATATAATATTGCAACTGTCTTAACCGACTTAGTTGCCGACGGGTTTTTGAATACCGACCAAACTTTTTTATCGGCCCAAGCAATGGCCAGTCAGTCACCACGTCCTGAAAAAATTAAAGTTGCAAAAAGAGCGGCGGACGTTGCTCAGGTTGACGATTTCACAATTGATACTGTTTTAGATAATACAACTTATACAACTACCCTCGCCGGGATTCCGTTTACGTTTTTATCGGATGGCGACGCAACCGATATAGAAATTAGAGACGGATTACTTGCCTCAATTGCAGCCGGTTCATTAAATGTTGTGGGCGCGATTGTCGGTGCCAATAC